GAACGCACAGACGGTTCAACTAAGCAAGTTGAACAGGTCTTGATTACGGCCAAAGGTCTTGCAAAGCTGGCTATGTTAATTAGCGAACCGCAAACAGCATAACTAAAACTAAATGAGCGGAGACACACTATCCATCCTGCGCCACCCGACGAGTGCGCTGTGCAAAACCTGGAAGGCTGATGGCACCATCTCCGGTTACGGTGATGCCAAGTATTTCACGCTGGAAACCAAGTCGGTAAGTTCGCTAGAGCAACTGCACGAATTGCTCTTAGACCTAAGCGAACAGCCAAATTCAGTACTGATTCGGGGCATTGCTGTTGACGCAATGCTGGCAAAAGAGCGTGACGGTGAGCAATACAAACCAGGCAAAGTGCGGAGGTCGTTGGATTACTTTGACGATCAGCCTATTGGTACTACGATGCTGGACATAGATGGCTTCGAGCCATTGGTCTGTGACCCCGACACGCACCCGACAGACGCAATAGACGAATTCATTCAGACAAACCTACCGTCCGAGTTCGCGGAATGCGGTTATGTCTATCAGTTGAGCAATTCGGCAGGGCACGCTACGAAAAAGGGAAAGCTACGGGCACACGTGTTCTTCTGGCTGAGTACTGCACTCACAAGCGCACAGCTTAGGGCTTACGTCAAGATCAAATCGCTAAACGTAGACATCTCTCTGTACAACCCTGTGCAGTGCCACTATACGGCCTCCCCAATCTTTGAAGATGGCGTAGCCGACCCGCTAAAAGCATTGGGCATTGAGCGCATTGGCTATGTGCACGGTCTGGTAGACGATGCTCTGGTACTGAATATAGAGCCTGGAGACCTGGACGATGCTGAAGGTTTTGGCGCTGGTCGAGCACAGAAGATGCGCGACAAAGCCTCGTCTGACCCAATCGTGCAAGCGCTTGAGGCCAAAGGATTGGTAAAAAGTGCTCGGAAGGACGGAGGACTAAATATCGTGTGCCCGTTCTCGGATGAGCACACAGCAGAAAGCGCAGAGACAAGCACTCAGTATTTCCCGCCCCATACTGGCGGATTTGAGAACGGCAACTTCAAGTGCCTCCACGCGCATTGCGCAGGGCGCGGACGGTTGCAGTTCCTGGCACGACTGGGTATCTCGGATATTGAGCCAGATTCGTTTGACGCTGTTGATGACGATGCTGATGACGGTGATGTAGGTGCTGTCAAAAAGAAAACGTTAGAGCGGTTGCTGACGAAGGCTCAGCACCTTTGCACCGATCTTAAAAACGCGAATCGGATTTATGACTACTACGGAAAGAAGATGATCGTCATAACCGGAGAGTGGTACACGTGGACCGGAACGCATTGGCAGCGTGACGAGTCTGATGTGTACCGAAACTTTGCTTTTCTGTCGAAACTCATCAAAAACGAGGCTGCTAACTGGTTAGCAAAACCTGCTAAGAATTTGGACGAGAAAAAGGATAACGAGGCTGTGGCTAAGGCTCTTACGTCATGGAGCACGGCCTCAGAGAGCAAAGCACGTATTGACGCAGCCATCTGGCTACTCAAAAAGCAGATAAACGTAGACACAGAGTCTATAGACAAAGACCCGATGCTGCTCAATTGCAAAAACGGAACGGTTGATATGCGCACAGGGCTGCTTCGTGCTCACGATCCAGATGATCGTATCACCCGCTGCATTGAGATTGACTACAACCCAGACGCGAAGTGTTCTGTATGGAAAAAGTCCCTTGCCCAAATCACACTTGAGCATGAACTTGGCGAATCAAAACCTTTGGCTTCGTTTTTACAACGCTGGTTTGGGTACTGCGCCACAGGTGATATTAGAGAACACAAATTCGTGGTGCACTTCGGTAACGGCAGCAACGGCAAATCAACTATCCTCGACACAGTGGCTAAGGTGCTTGGCCCATACGCAAGTACAGCCGCCCCAGGGCTCCTGATGGCGTCGAAAGAGCAGCGGCATAGCGCAGAGATATATGACCTGTTCGGTCAGCGAATGGTAACAGCGCATGAATCTGGCGATGGTGCAACACTCCGGGAGGACTTCGTTAAGCAGGCCACAGGCGGAGATAAGCTGCGCGCACGACCTCTTTATGGTCAGTTCAGAGAGTTCTACCCAACACACAAGCTGCAACTGCTGACTAACTATAAACCAGCAATTCGTGGGTCAGACCATGGTATCTGGAGACGTATTCTGTTGGTTCCATATCAAGCATGCTTCGGGTCAAACGAAGAAGTTCTAAACGGTAACGCTCGTTTTGAAAAGGACATGGCGCTAGTTGAAAAACTGGACGCAGAAACGGAAGGCATCCTGACTTGGGTCATCTCCGGGGCGAAGGATTGGTTCTTGAATGGGCTTCAAGAACCAGACATCGTTAAAGCCGCAAACAACGATTACCAGTTTGAACAAGACCGCGTGAAACAGTTTATTGAAGAGCTGTGTGTGCGCGAGGACAAAGCAGAAGTCACGCTAACCGGCACGTTTGGATTGTTGGCTGCATATCAAACTTGGTGTAAGGATATGGGTTTTGTACCACTTGCCCGCATCAGATTTGTCGAAGGTTTACTGCGAGTTGCCAAGACGGTGAAGATCATTGACGTTCGCGGAAAGCAGAGCGCCGGTGATCGAAGGACCATTAAGACATGCATCGGCATTCGGTTAGCAAACTAACTTGTAAAGGATCGCAATGTTTTCTATAAATTTTATAGCTGCTACAAATGGCAAGTTTTGCAAATATGCAAAGAATTGCAAGGTTTTCTACAAAAGTTGTAGCAACTGAAAATCAAAATAACCCAAAAACCCAAAAAAATTCACCCTTTTCCTAAATCGCGCATAGGGAAAAAATTATGGAGTTACATGGAGCACTATTCAAAAACAGTGAATTTTTTTGGGTTTTTGGGTTATTTGCTTTTTGTTACAGATTTCAATCAAAAGAGGAGTTTTTATGCACCAACCCTGGCCCGATCCGGTTGTCCTGCCCTATCCGCATCGGCAGCACCCGGAACCACAACAACCGAAGGCTCATAAGCCAATCGAGACAACCATCGAGCATTACCGATCGCTTGACGAGTACGAAATTCACACCAACCTAGCTGGAGCGCTGCAATGACCGAACTCCCACCAGAAATTCAAGAAATGGTCAAAGACATCTCGTTGGAAACTGTGCGCGATGGCTTCGCTGCATACGCAATAAGCGGAATCATGGCAAAAATGGCATCCACCACTATGCCAGCGTCCACACGTGAGCAACTTGCACGGCTGGCGTATCAGATGGCCGATGCGATGCTCATCGCGCGGGATACCAAGCATGTAGCTGCACCCGCACAAGACGAAGGATTCCCGCATTACGACAAAACACTCAAGCGCTGGGATGAGCAATGATGCCTCTAAAACCGCTTAAAACATGGCTAGCAGGCGTCGTAGAGGGCTAGGTGGCACCCATGTACCACCTAGATATTTTTGAAGGGCGTAGCGCATGAGTGAACACGATACACAGTCAGCCTTCTTTTCTTGGGCATCAAAGCAGCGTATCCCCGACATTGACTTGATGCACGCAACACCAAACGGCGGATTCAGAAACATCGTTACGGCCACCAAGCTCAAGGCCGAAGGCGTTAAAGCTGGACACCCAGATGCGTCATGGCCCGTAGCACGTGGCGGGTTCATTGGCTTGGCAATCGAATTTAAACACGGAGACGGCAACCCGTCAAAGCAGCAACGGGAGCGCATAACAGCCCTACAACGCGCCGGGTGGTGTGTGCTGGTATGTTGGGACTGGGAAGCTGCCGCAAGAGCTGTAATCGGCTATTCTGGGCTTTCTAGCGTGTCTTTTGTCAGCAATGGAGTCGCGCATGCAGACGACACAGGCATATGAGCGATATGGCTGCCATAACCGCAAGCCCATAACAACATTCGGCCAGCCCACATGCCAGTACACGTACACCTGGGCTGGACAGACAGACAAACGCTGCGAAGGTTGCAGGGAAAAGGAGTTGAAAGATGGCGCGCATAAGTAAATGTGACAAGTTACCCGAGCACGAACGACTGCGCCTGGTAGGGCGAATAGGGGAGGGCGTAACTTGGCGTGATTTGGCGGATGAGTTTGGCATCCCGGCGGCAACGATTCATGAATGGGCAGAGCGCAACGGATACCACCGCAGTCCGACAGCAAGTAAGCGCAAGATGGTGGAGGATTTGCTGGCAAAGCCTGAAACCGTACAACAAACCGAACAAGTCGAACAACGTCCGGTTTCCACCGGAAACCCCGAAGTAGACGCCGCAGCCCAGGAAGACGTGCGCGACATGCGCCTGGGGCTCCAGGCCGCACGCCTGGCGCTCAAGGTATCGGCCATGGGACTCAAGCAAATGGCCGACTCAGGAAAGCCAGATGGCAAGTCCACAAAGCTCTGGAGCGAGTGCGTCGCCATCAACGTCAACACCATCCGCAAGATTCGCGGGCTCGACGATGTGGCCAGCAACCAAACAATCACGATTGCAAACCCCAGGAGCTTCGAGTGAACACTGAAACCATGACCGTGGACATGATGCCCGTTGACACGTTGATACCGTATGCACGCAATGCAAAACTGCACAACGATACGCAGATAGCCGCCATCGCTGGAAGCATCAAGGAATTCGGATTTAACAACCCGGTACTGATTGACTCGGACGGAGGAATCATTGCAGGCCATGGGCGCGTCATGGCCGCGCGCAAGCTTGGATTGCTTGAGGTGCCGTGCATCCAACTGGACCACCTGACCGACAACCAGAAACGCGCCTACATCTTGGCAGACAACCGGCTTGCAGAGATTGGTGGCGGATGGGACGCTGAACTGCTCAAACTTGAGCTGGATGATCTTCGGCTTGAAGACGTTGATATTGACGGGCTAGGGTTTGATGATGCTTCGCTGGACGAGTTGCTGGCTGATGTAGGTGGAGACGAAGGCACGGAAGGACTGACAGACCCCGACGAAGTGCCCGAAGTGCCTGCTGTTCCCGTGACCAAGCCAGGAGACGTGTGGTTGCTTGGTAAGCACCGCCTGATGTGTGGCGACAGCACCAGTATTGATGCGGTTAAGAACCTTGTTCCTGGGGGGGGTGTTGGCATTCTTCTTACGGACCCGCCCTATAACGTGGCCTACGAAGGAAAGACAAAAGATGCGCTGACCATCCAAAACGACAGCATGTCCGATGCGTCGTTTCGCAAATTCCTATGCGACGCATTTACCGCTGCGAACTCAGTTATGGCACCAGGTGCTGTGTTCTACATCTGGCATGCAGATTCGGAAGGTTACAACTTCCGTGGCGCATGTTTTGATGTCGGATGGGAGGTGCGCCAGTGCTTGATCTGGAAAAAGTCCTTACTAATACTTGGAAGACAGGACTATCACTGGATACACGAGCCGTGCCTGTATGGCTGGAAGGATGGAGCGGGGCATTTTTGGGCATCAGACCGGAAACAAACCACGGTTATGGAGTTCGACAAACCCACGAGAAACGGCGAGCATCCGACCATGAAGCCGGTGGACCTGTTCGAGTACCAGATGCTGAACAACACCAAAAAAGGTGACGTTGTTCTGGACATTTTTGGCGGCTCCGGTACCACGCTGATTGCAGCCGAGCGAAATAGTCGTGTTGCCAGAATCATGGAGCTTGACCCGAAGTATTGCGACGTCATCATCAAACGCTGGCAGGACTTCACCGGCAAACAGGCCACGCTTGAGGCAACTGGCGAGCCGTTCCCGTCACAATGACAAAGCTGCACCTCCCGCCATTCACCCCACATCCAGGCCAGCAGACCATCCTGGCGGGCGCAGCTATGCGCAACGTTGCGTGTATGGGGCGCAGGTTTGGCAAGACGCACCTCATGACGGAGCTGATACTCAACGGCAAGAAGCGGGGGGCGTTTGCGGCCAAGAAGCCAACAGCCTGGTACGCGCCAAACGACTCATACTTCCAGAAGGTTTACCAGGGCATCGCGCAGCAGTATGCCCCTGTCATCAGGCGTGCAGTGACCGCACCGCGCCCCTATATCGAATTCACCAACGGCGGTTCAATAGACTTCTGGACACTGGAGAATCCCATGAAATGCGGGCGCGGCAATTACTACGCGCGCGTAATCGTGGATGAAGCAGCGCACGCACGGCACCTACAGGAAGCGTGGGAGCAAACGATTGAATACACGCTGGCCGACCTAAATGGGGATGCCTGGTTCATCTCCACGCCATACGGGCGCAATTACTTCTATGACCTGTGGCAGCGTGGAGCGCAGGGTAAAGCGGGATGGGCATCCTTCACAGCGCCATCCATGGATAACCCGCACCTTCCAGATGGGTGGATGGAAGAAAAGCGCAAGACAAGCCCGGAGCGAGTATTCGCCCAAGAGGTTCTTGCTGTGTTCCTGCAGGATGGCGCTGGCGTGTTCCGCCGCGTAACCGATGCCATCGACCACAGCCTGAAAACCGACCCTTATACCGTCCGCGACATTCAAGACGGTACGTCCTACGTCATTGGCGTTGACTGGGGACGACACAATGATTTCACCGTGTTCACCACCATTGATGCCAGGCTAAATGCCGTTGTCGCATTGGACCGCTTCACAGATATTGACTACGCGGTCCAACTCAGTCGATTACAGGCGTTGCACCAGCGCTTCCCGCGCGCGCCGATCCTGGCCGAATCCAACAGCATGGGAGGACCGCTGATTGAGCAGCTGCAACGCATGCGCCTGCCAGTACAGGCGTTTGCCACTACCGCAGCAAGTAAAGCGCAGATTATCGAGTCCCTGGCGCTTGCGTTTGAGAATGCAGCGCTGCGCATCCCCGACGTGCAATGGCTGGTAGATGAGTTGATGGCGTTCGATCAGGAGCGGATGCCATCCGGATCCATGCGCTACGGAGCGCCACGTGGCGGGCACGACGATGGTGTTATGTCCCTGGCCATCGCCTGGCATGGTGTCAACGGAGCAGCAAACAGCGGGTTTTCTTCTGGTTCAAGGAGGGTATTTTGAAGCATTGCATATCCATTGCCATCCTTGCAGCGCACATTGGCGACCATGCAGCCGGGCGTTTGCGCTTGCACTTCGGCGGGCACGAAGCGCACATACCCAAGCGCAAACGTGGCGCAATGTACGAGGAAATATTGGCGGCAGTTGGACAAGAGGCTACCGATGAACTATTGCGCGTCTACGGCGGCGAGTCCTTCTACATCGCCAAGGATGCGCGCGAGATGCAAAACCAACATCGAGTCATCATTGCAGAGATGCGTGCGCAGGGTAAAACGTGGGCGCAGATTGCACGCGCCTACACCTTCAAAACCAGTTTCACCGAACGCTGGGTGCGTAAACTTGGTGCTGACACGCAGCAGCAAACATGCCCGCAACAAATCAGCCGGTTCGATCAAATGCCAGTCCCGCACCACCTTGATGCCATCTCCCGCAGGAATTGATTCCCGCAGACATCCACGCACCATGGCCGCAATACTCGGAGGCATGGACAAAAACACACCAGCAACCACAAACACCGCCACCGAACTGCAGGTGGTGCAAGCCACAGGAATCATGCCAGCCGATACCAGCGGCTGGGCTGGTCTTGGCAGTTCTCTCAGCATAGACCGTGTTCTGACACGATTCGGATGGCTTGGCGAAGCAGACGAAGTGCTGGCCCGTGTCGGTCTGAATCGCACCCACCTTCGCTCCCTAGAAACGGACGAAGAGATTTTCAGCAACCTCGAAACGCGCCGATTCGCAGCGACCAATACCCCTTGGCGTTTTGAGCATCCTCAGTCGCGCGTGACCAAGTTCTTTACCGACACATTCGCACCACATATGGATGCGCTGCTCACAGCGTTGTGGGGTGCCGTTCCCTACGGCTACTCCGTGGTCGAAGTTATCTACACCGAGCCAGGAGACCCGTTCAACCGAATGCCTGGGCGATTTGGAATTGGGCAAGTCATAGAAGTTCCATTCGAGTGGATACAGATACTGCCCGCTGGTGTCATGGTATGGCGTGACGACCTGGTGCAATGCGATCCGCGCAAGTTCTTTGCATGCGTCAACGGTGGCAATCTGCGCCGCCCCTCGGGCGATGCGCTGCTTTCCAAGCTCTACTGGCCGTGGTTCTTTCGCACGCACGGCTGGAAAATGTGGGCCAAGCACATGGAGCGCGTGGCAGTTCCGTTTCTGTACGGAAAAACAAACGGTGATCGAGATACCACGCTCAAGGCGCTATCCAATGCAGTGCAAGATGCCGTGCTGGTCAGTGGGGCGCAGGACGAAGTGAAAGTGCTTGACATGGGCACGGCGGGAAACACACTGTTTCCAGATTTTGAAACCGCAGTCACCAGGCGCATCAAGATGGCGATTCTGGGACAAACACTAACCAGTGGGACAGACGGTGGAAGCGGAAACCGCGCCCTTGGGCAAGTCCACAACGAGGTGCGCATGGAAAAAAAGCGCGCTGATGTCAAAATGATGTGCCAGACAGTGCAGCGCATCGCCAACACATTTGCATCTCTCAACGGCATGGAGCCACCCACGTTCGTCATGGAAGATGGATCGGGGCTTGAGCTGGAGCGTGCCGAGCGTGACAAGATTCTCTATGGCAACGGTGTGCGCTTTACTCAGGAATACATCCGTGAAAAGTTTGGAATGGAAGAATCAGACTTCACCATCACCGATGTGCAGCCAACCATGCAAGTGCCGCAGATTGGACTCAAAAATAATGATGCATCGCCTGCAGATACCGCGAAGGCAGCTACAAAAGCAATAGCTGATTACCTGTTTGTCGACGGAGCCGGGCCGCAGCGTCAGCGCTTCACACCAGGGCAGCAAGCCATTGAAGACCAGATTGACCGCACCATCAGCAAGCTACCAAGCCCCATACAGCAGGCAGCCATCCTGAGCGCAATCCAGGGAGCAGGAAGCCCGGACGATCTAATCAATCGTTTAGCCGTCGCCCTGCAGGATAGCGACACCGCTACTATGCGCCGGGTGATGGAGCGCGCCTTGTATGCCGCCGACCTTATGGGCTACGGGCAGGCGCAGGCCAGGAACGGGCAGACATCGAATCCGGGTTAAACCGTGGCCAGCGTTATCAGCATCGACTTTGATGCACCGTTTGACGTGCAGGCCGCACAGGCCCGCGCGCAAGGCGTGGTGTTGCCTGAGTATTACTACGGAGTTTTACAGGCAGAAAAGCGCAAGTATGCCCAGACGGTATCAAGCCTGGCCGGACTCGACCAAATACAACCCGTGGTCGATAAACTGGCCGAGTGGCAGGCCGAAGGCAAGACGCTGGCTGAATTCAAAAAATGGGCCAAGACGCAAGAATGGACATTGCCAAAAGGCCGCTTGGAAACCATCTACCGCAACAGCGTGCAAACCGCTTACCAGGCCGGGCACTGGCGTGACTTCGAGGAAAACAAGGACGAGCGCCCTTACCTGATGTATGACGCAATCAACGACTCAAGAACCAGGCCAAGCCACCTTGCCTTGGACAACACCATCAAGCCGGTTGACGATCCATTCTGGGATACATGCTCGCCGCCATTGGGGCACCGTTGTCGTTGCTCGCTTCGCAGTCTCTCACCCCGCGAGGCCATGCACCTGGGCGGTGTCACGCAGAACGTTCCTGCCGAGGGAGGGCCGGATGAAGGATGGGGATCAAAGCCTACCGAGTGGGGCGATACGTTGGAGCGTTTGAAGGCAGAGAAGCTGGCGAAGGCGGCACCTGCGGTGGCGGATGCAGTAGAAAATATGGGAATGACCCCACATCCACATGCACTACCAAACTTTTCTTCAGCGATTATTTCTGATGAGAAACTGCTTTCTTATTCGCTGAATCCAGACCACCCAAGAGGTGGAAACAAAGCAAAGGTGTTTGCATCAGCCCTTGGTTTCACGTTGGAGAACGCTGAACAGTTGAAATCTGAAATACTAAGACTACTCCCAACAATTCATGCTGTGGAAAGAGAAAAAAATCAATACGGACAGTCATTTAGTGTGGACATTCCAATGACAGGTCCTACAGGAAGTGCTATTGTTAGAACTGGGTGGATTGTTGATTCTGGTGAGGAGTTTCCAAGACTCGTTTCCACTTATGTACTAAGGAAGTGATATGTTGAATGATCTTGATGTTGTTTCTTTGAAGTCAGATTTGCCGAATATTGGACTGGAAAAGGGCGCTCGCGGAACAATTGTTCACATACATCATGTTCCTAACGTTGCTTATGAAGTGGAGTTCTGTAACGATGATGGAGAAACTATTGCAATGATCCCATTGTTGGAGAACCAAATCAGTCTCGAATGGTCGATGCACAAGCCGCGTCTAGCCGCCTGACCACACATGCCAGACCAAAACCCAATCCAGGCATCCAGCATCAAAGGACTGCGCATCACCTGCCGCAAGTGCGGTGTCGAAGTCATGCTACCCGTCACCGCCCGCGAATCCCCGTCCAAGTGCTTTAACTGCTACACCGACTTTAACTCGCAAGGCATCATCGCCGCGTTGCGAGAACTCAAATGGCTGCACGACACCGATGCCCGGTCAGATTCGAGCATCGGTTTCTGGCTAGACCCTAAGCCGTAACCTGACCAGCGTCACGCCAAGCCCCTCAACGCAGGGGCTTTTTTTCGCCTGTGCAAAACGGTGCGCGGGGAATTCCCGGGGAACGGTGGGGAATTCCCATGGCGACACCCTGAATCAATTCCACTGCCAAAAATTGGCATCCATTGGCACATTTGCATGCCATGGATAAAGCCAACACCGATTACCGCCTTAACCTGGCATTCGCTTGTAAGCCCGTTGCACTCAGTGCGCCGCTGCCAGACAGGAACGACCCATTTCCTGTGCGCTTTACCGGAGTTGCCTACTCAGGCGGCGTAATACCCGCATACGGAGCGCTTGGTGACGTCGCAATTGACCTATCCAGCCTGCAAAACCCGGATGCCGTTGACATCCCAGTACTGATCGACCACAGCGACAAGATCGACTCCATTGCTGGGAAAGGCACCCTGTCGCGCGTGGGTGATGCCCTGCATATCACGGGCGAACTGACCCAAAGCACAGAAGCCGGAAAGAAAGTATCTGCTCTTATGAGTGAGGGATTCCCTCTGCAGATGAGCGTTGGCATGCAAGCCGCGCTGCGCAAAGGCAACGAATACCCAACCGTGAACGGCCAAACCATGAGCGTGCGTCACGTTTTCGGCAACGCGCGCATCCTGGAAGTCTCGTTCGTGCCATCCGGCGCAGATCCAAACACCCACGTGTCGAAGTTCTCGGCCACACCAGTTTTACCCGCAAACCTGAAAGGCGTCACCATGACCCGTACCGCAGAAGACCAGGCGCTGATTGATGGCCTGCAATCCAAAATCACCACGCTGACTGAGAATTTATCCGCAGCGCAAGCAGCCATTACCGCTGCAACAACCGAGCAGCGCAAAACAGAGCTGTCGGCACTCTTTACCGAGATTGGTAAAGACATGCCTGCAGACGTTACCCATTTTGTGAACATGAGCGCCGATCAGTTCAAGGCCGTTGCCCAGACCATGCGCGAAATGAAACCTGCAGCCGCAGCGCGCGCACTGTTTTCGAGCCAGAGCGTTGCCATGGCGTCTGGGAAGACAACGCCTGAATCTCAGGACAAGGTAAACGCCTTGCTCGCATCCGTCAAAAAAATCAGCACTTAAGGAGCGCCACCAATGAACACCATGCCATCTGTCACCACATCGTTCCTTAAGTTTGAGGAAGATGACTCCCTATACAGCCGCGAAGACATCACCGTAGTCAGCGGACAAAACCTATCCCTTGGAACGGTGCTTGGCAAGATCACAGCATCCGGCAAGTACACAGCCTACAACCCGGCGGGGAGCGATGGCAGCCAGAACGCCTGTGCCGTGCTGCTTGCATCGGTTGACGCAACAGCCGCAGACACAGCAGGCGTTGCCATTGCGCGTCACGCCATTTTTGCAAAAGAAGGCCTGAACTGGGGCGCTGGCGTCACAACGCAAGGTCACAAAGACACAGCATTGGCCGCACTCAATGCGCTCGGCATGCTCAGTCGTAGCGCCATCTAAACACAGGAGCAAAAAACCATGAATCTGACAGACTTCACCGTAGCGGAACTAACCGCAGCCATCAACCAGTTCCCCGTGCAATGGGGCCGTGTGGGCCAGCTTGGTCTTTTCCGTGACCGTGGTATCCGTACCCGCGAGATGGTCATCGAAGACCGCAGCGGAACCCTGGCGCTCTTGCCTTCGCACGAATGGGGCGGAGCCGGTACCGTTGCCAGCGAAATCACGCGCAATACTTACGCATTCAGCATCAAGCAAACCGTACATGACGATCTGGTTAGCCCATCTGACGTTGTAGGCGTGCGCGCATTCGGACAAGACCAGGGCATCTCTGGACTGGCCAGCATGAGTGACGAAATGGCCCTGCGCCTGCAGCGCATCCGCTCACGCCACGACATAACGCTTGAACACAAGCGCATGGGAGCATTGAAGGGAACCGTGCTCAATGCCGATGGCACGTCAGTCCTTGCCAATATTTTCTCGACCTTCGGTGTTTCGCAGTTGACTGTCGACTTCACCTTGGGCACTGATACAACGAACATCCAGCAGAAATGCGAGGCCATCCATGCCCAGATGGAGGATAACCTCAAGGGCGACACCATGAGTGGTATTCGTGTGCTGGTATCGCCTGCGTTCTTCACAAAGTTGGTCGACCACAAAAAGGTCACTTCCTACATCCAGAACACGCCAGCGGCTCGTGACTTCATCGCGCAGCGTATTGGGCAAATCATGCTCTACGGCATCACGTTTGAGCAGTATCGCGGATCGATCAACGGCACGGCGCTGATTGCAGCTGGTGAAGGCCACGCCTTCCCAGAGGGCACGAATGACACATTTGCCACCTACTACGCACCTGCCGACTTTAATGAAGCCGTCAATACCGTGGGCTTGCCTATCTACGTCAAGACAGAACCAAAGCCAATGGGGCGCGGAATGATCATTCACACCCAGTGCAACAGCCTGCCGCTGTGCCATCAGCCAAAGGTTTTGGTCAAGGTCATCACCTCGAACTAAACCAATGCCATACGCCACCCTGTCAGACCTGAATGCTCGCTTTGGCGAGCAGGAAATTACCCAGGTCAGTGACCGAACTGGCGAGGGTATGGCAGACGCGAAAGTAATAGAAACGGCGATCTTGGATGCATCTGTTGAAATGGATGCGTACCTGGGAAACTGTGCAGTCCTGCCATTGGCAACGCCTTACCCGGCCTTGCTGGTGCGTTTGTGCTGCGATCTGGCGCGGTATTTCCTCTACAAAGACAAAGCACCAGAAGCCGTGCGCTTGGCGCGTGAAGATGCCATTTCGCTCTTGCGCAGGATCGCCAGTGGCGAGGCTGCATTCCCAGGAGCAGCGGCGCAAGACACGGTGGTGGTATCCGGCATCGCAGTATCAAGCAGCAAGCGTGTGTTTACCGATGCGTTGCTTTCGCAAATGGCAATGTTGTAGCACCATGCAGATCAATGTATCCGTCAACGGCAATCGGGACGTGCTGTTAGTGCTGCAAGGCATGAGCAGCCGCATGGGGAACTTGAAACCAGCCATGCGCAAGATTGGCGATCTGGTGAAAAACTCCAGCAAGGGCAACTTCAAAGCGCAGAGTGCGCCCGATGGAACTCCTTGGAAGCCGCTGTCACCAGTGACTATCGCACTAAGGCGCGCAGGAAAAAACAAAGGTGCATCAGATCAAATCCTGCTCGACACCGGCGTACTGCGCAACAGCATCACCGTTGAAAAAGTAACAGACAGCAGCGTTACCGTTTCCAGCCGCCTGAAGTATTCAGCCATCCACCAGTTTGGCGGCAAAGCAGGGCGCGGGCGCAAAGTCACCATCCCTGCGCGCCCGTACATCGGGATCAAGCCAGGCGAAGAGCGAGACATCGCAGACATCCTAAGAAGCCACGTCCTGCGCGGGAACATTGGGGATGGCGCATGAGTAATTTCCTGTTCCTTGAAGATCCATTGAAAGAGCGCCTGCGCGCCTGCCTGGATGCAGCAGACATGCAGAACGTGCGCATTTTTAGTCTTCCAAGCATGCCAGAAGGGACGCTACCAACGCCATCAATCATCATCATGTTTGATGATTACCGCATAACGGAAGGCTCGGTATCCGGGAAGCATGTCCGCATCGTGCAGACATGGCTTGTCATCGTAACGGTGCGCTCGGCAAACGACATAAAAAGCGGATCAGCATCGCGTTCGCTTGCCGGGGAAATTGCAGACACGGCTGTTTCATCTCTTATGGGGTGGCATCCAGAAAACTGCACCAAGCCACTCTTTCTTACCAATTCACCCAAGGCTAGCTACGAAGACGGGTTCTTTTGCCTGCCCATCGCCTTTGAGGCCGAACTCATTCGCAAATCCATTTAACACACCAGGAGACAAACAGCCATGACTGCCCAAACCACATACTACCCTTACCTTGGCAGCGGCAAGCTGTACGCCCGCGTGGCCGGTGCCGCTGCTGGACTGCTCGAAATGGGCAATGCCAGCAAGCTGGAAATTGCCGTCAAGGACAAAAAAGAAAACCTGGGAGATTTCACAAAACCAGGCGGCGGGAACTACGCCAGCGTAAGCCGTATTGATACCGTCACGCTCAGCGTCACGCTCCATGACCTGAACAAAGCCAACGTGGCGCGCGCCATCTTCGGCACGGGCAGTTCCATTACAGGCGGCACCGCTACCGATGAAGCTGTGACAGCCTACAAAGGCGCTATCGTTCCACTGGCGCATCCAAGCCCTACGTCTGTGGTCGTCAAAGACTCGGCTACCGGGCTTATTACCTACGTCGCAAACACCGATTACGAAGTGCGCGCGGGTGGCATCTACATCCTGGATGCAGGAGCCATCACCGACAGCGAAGCGCTCAAGGTGTCTTACACCTATGCCGGGTATGACAAGGTGGAAGCCATGACCTCCGGTGCGTTGACACTGGAGATGCACTTTGAAGGTCTGAACGAGGCCAACTCCGGCAAGCCCGTGATTGTGGACATCTACCGCGTGCAGCTCAGCCCGGCCAAGGCCTTGAGCCTCTTGGGCGACAAGTTCGTGGACTTGCAGATCGATGCCGAGGTGCTTGCCGACAAGAGCAAAACCGGGGTGGGCATCAGCCAGTATTTCAACGTCAAGCTGACCTAAGCACAAGCGCTGACGGGGCATCATGGCTGGCGACAACAAGGTTGAAATCGAGGTAGCGGCGCAAACCAGCGGCGCAGATAAGATCACTGCGCTCGAAAAAGAGATCAGGACGCTTGAATCGTCGCTGGAGCAAACCTCGCAAGGTGCCCAGGCGCTATCCGGGCTACGTCAGGAACTCGAAGCCCTTGGCAAACAGCAGTCCTTGATCGTCAACTTCAAGACTCTCAAAACCGCCACCGAAGATGCAAAGACCGCTTTTGATGCCGCGCAAGCCAAGGCCCAGACGCTGGGTGCGGAACTTGCTCAAACAACCACCGTCTCTGCTTCGCAAACCCGCCAATTTACCGCTGCGCGCAAGGAAGTCAACGACACCCTGGCCGCCTGGCAGACCCATGTTAAGGAGCTGCAAAAGGCCCGTACCGCGTTATCTGACGTGGGCGTTGACACAAAACAACTGGCAGCCGCACAGCTCGACTTAAAAGGCAAAGTAAACACAGCGACGGCACAGTTTTCCGAGCTTAAATTAGGGCTTAACGCATCAGCACAAGGTGCCACAAAACTTGGTACGGAATCTGGTGCATCAGCCGCCGGAATAGATAAAGCCGGGGCTGCAGCGAAAAAGACAGCTGGAGAAACGCAAGACCTTAAAAAAGGTCTTGAATCCATCTCCAGCCAGCTCGAAACCGTTAAAAACGGTATGCTGGCCTTTGTCGGTTTTCAGGGGTTTACTGGCGCGGTAAAAAGCGTTGCCCAACTGGCGGACGAATGGCAAAACATGCGGGCGCGCTTGCAACTTGCTCTTGGTGCCCAGACCGATATCAACAAGGCCATGGACGATGTGCAGTCCATCGCCAAGCAAACCTACAGCAGCCTGGATGCAACAGCCACCCTGTACGGCAAGATCGCCTCCATTGGCCGGGACATGGGGCTTAGTCAGCAACAGGCGCTGGCACTTACGGGCGACATCAACAAGGCCATCCAGCTTTCGGGCGCAAACGCACAGGCCAGCGAAGCAGCAATCACCCAGTTGATCCAAGGTCTGCAAAGCGGGGTATTGCGCGGGGAAGAATTCAACTCCATGATGGAGCAAGCCCCGCGACTGTCAAAGGCGCTGGCGGACGGTTTGGGTGTTACCACCGGGCAATTGCGCGGCATGGCAGAGCAAGGCAAGCTCACCAGTCAGACCGTGATAGAGGCATTGCAAAAGCAGTCTGACGCCATTGGCAAGGAATTTGCCAGCCTGCCTCTGACCATCGGGCGTTCGGTTCAGAACTTGCAGACCGAATGGCAAAAGTACGTCGCCACGATGGACGCAAGCACGGGGGCCAGTTCGGCGGCGGCGCAAGCCATCGAAAGCATATCCAAACACCTGGACGATATTGCCAAACTTTCGGCCACGGCTGGGGCAGCCTTCACCACCGCATTCGCCATGAATGCGGTAGCTGCATTGCGTGCCGCAACCGTTGAAGTTGGGCTACTCGGAACTGCAACCGCTTTACTGACCAAGGAAGTCGAAACGCTCAACACGGCGACCAAGGCATTTGCCATTTTTGCGGCTTTTTCCGCTGGCAATGCTTTTGGCGAATGGCTGGTGAACAACACCGTCTGGGCGCGCAAGCTGGGTGCCGTGGTATTTGAAATTGCAGGCACCATCGTCAACGATCTGCAATTAATTCAAGAAGCCACCACAGCGCTGTTCACCAAGGATACGATTGGCAAGGCAGTTGACCGCTACAAAGAGCGCGCGGACAGGCTTAAAGCCACCACGATTTCCATGTTCGAGGATGCCGAAAAGGCACCTGCCAAAGTCGGCGCATCGACCGATGAAGCCACCAAGAAAACCGAAGCACTCAGCAGCGCTGCCAGTCTTGCCGGGCACAATATTGCCAACTCCAGCGCTGCCGGGGCTGCTGGGGTTGCTGGCATCGGCCATGCTGCAGACGGCGCGCGCGATGCACTGACAAAACTCGCAGCACAGATCAATGCCCCAGCGCCCAAAGACAACGGCATCACCGCCATCACCAAAGACCTGATTGCTGCGGCAAACCGGGGCCAGGACTTGGATGGCATTTTGCGAACCGCGCTACCGGGAGCAATAGACAAACTCAGCGGTCCCGAACTGGTGAAATTCCGTGCTGAATTCATCCGTGCGATGGACGACGCCAAACGCGCACTCCAGGATGCTATCGACACCAACAAGCCGCGTGCAGAGATTGATGCCTTGCGCGCCAAGGTGGACGCATTTGAAAAGGCCACAACAATCGGCCTTGGCCTGGTTGCCAAGTCTGCTGCGCAAAACCTTGGTGTTGATGTGCCGCTGGCATTCAACACCATGGGGGAGAGTTTTCGCAAATCCGATGACGATCTTGCGGTACTGATCCGTTCATTTCCGCAGCTCAAAAAAGAGGGGGTTGATACTTCTGCGGTTGTGGCGCAAGCCTTGGAAAAGATGGTCGATACCGCCAAGAGCCAGGCGGAACTGGAGCGTGTCGAATACCGCATAAAAGCCCTTGGGAAAGCTGGTGAAATTGCCAAACCCCAGGTAGATGCACTGCTGGACAGCGCAAAAACCAAGGCTACAGAGCTAAAAGACAGACTTGAAGAAGCCACGCCAGGCATGCAATCGCTGTCCGAGGCCGCAAAGAAAGCCGGGGTTGACATTGGAGAGCTGACAACAGGTATTAGCAAGGGGTTCGCTGATGGCGTGAAAAACGTTAACAACCTGGCCGATGCACTGTACAAGGCCGGGAACTATTCCGCAACGGCAAAGAACGAACTTGCAAAGGCCCTGGATCAACAATTGGCGGCCGCCAAAACTGTCAAAGAAGTTGAGCTAGTCATACAGGCATACCAGCGCCTGGGCGACCGAGGGCAATTGACGGGTGACGAGTTGACAAAAGGCTTGGACAAGGCCACAGACAAACTCGATGAAATGAAAGAGGGTGTCAACAGCCTGCGCGAAGCCTATCACCAGCTTGGACTCAAAACACCAGAGGAGCTGCAAAAGATTGCCGACGCCAACGCGCAGGCCTGGGACAAGGTAAAAGACGATGCGCGCCTCAGCGTTGCTGATTTGCAAAAGGCGTTTCAGCAGTACGCCGACTCGGCCATCGCCGCTGCAGGAGAAGCGGGCAAGGCGCAGGTGCAAGCAATTCTCGAAGCCGAAGCCGCAGCCAAGGGTTTGAGCGTCACGTTTGACGAGACTGGCAAAGCCATTGTCAAGGCCATGGGAACTGGTGCCGCTGCAATCAATAACGCACGTGGTTACATGGATGCGTTTCAGCGGTCTGCACTGGCTGCCACTGCCGCACTGGAGGCGCAAAACGCGGAGCTGGAAAGGGGTATTGCCGCCCAGGAAAAAGCCAACGAACTGGCCGAGCGCGCAGCCGAGCTGGAGCGCAAGCACAGAGGAGTTGATAAGGACGGTTTTGTGGTTGACAAAAATGGCAACCGGCTCGAAATGAACGTACCGACCAGGGGTGGCGTGTACGAACAAGCCAAAGGCAGGGGTCTGAGCGAGGCGCAAGCACTCCAGATTGCCAATCAATTTGTCGGTGACGATGGTAAGCAGAAAGGCTGGGAAGGAACCGGTAAAACCTGGAGCGTTGCACTTAATGAGGCTATCGAAAAAATCATATTGGCCAATGCTGCGGATAAGGTAAACGAAGAAAACAAGCCAAATCAACAGCCGCAGCAAAAGCAGCAGCCGCAAAGCTCCAGCAAACACACCGTAACCATCAACCTCGGCGGCGGTAAGCAGCAAGACTTCGACATGGCGAGCGTCAACGATGCAGCCAACATCTCCAGCTTTTTACAGCAGCTCGATGGTGCCAAAAAGTCCGCAGGATACTGATCCATGTCTGTCACCCTGACCCACACCGCAAGCAACACGACACTGACCCTGGAAGGAAGTGGGTGGAACGCTTTCAATTGGGTGGATGAATACGCCTGGTCTCCGGTGCAACAAACCAAGACCTACACCACCACGGGCGCGCTCTTGATTGAAGAAGGCGTCAAACAGTCCGGCAGGCCCATCACGTTGGAAGGCGCAATAGAAAAGACCTGGTGCCCGCGCAGCACGGTGGATCAGTTGCACGCCTGGGCTGCAATGCCGGGCATTGTGTTGTCGCTGACCCTTCGAGGTGTTGCGCGCAATGTGACATTTGACCATGAGCGTGGTGCCTTGCAGGGCTTGCCTGTGCAGTTCTGTGACGACGCATCCATCACTGCCGACGACTGGTATTACCCCACCTTGCGCTTTCTGGAGCTGTGAGCCATGACAAAAAAACTTGATCCATTCAACAAAGCGGGCGGTACCTAATGGGATTCAAAGTACCACTGAAGATCGACCAGGGGGCCACCTTTCAGAAGGTGGTAACCTGGAAATCAGGCAAGCCTGGTACGCCTGTTGACCTGACAGGCTGCACGGCCCGCGCTCAGATTCGGGCCACTGTCACATCGCCCGACGTTCTGTACGCGATGACTACTGCCCCTGACGGTGGCATCACCCTCGGTGGTACAGCCGGGACCATAACGATTGACATTGACGAGCCTACCACTGCGGGGTTCACGTGGAAAACGGCGGTCTATGACCTTGAAATCGTATTCGCTAACGGCAAGGTTCGCCGCTTGCTCCAGGGGGGCGTATCCGTATCGCCGGAGGTGACCCGTGACTGACACTCTCATCGAACGCGACATAAGCTACGAGGTAGTCGTAGACACTGAGACCTCCAGCGAGCTGGTCATCGACACCCAGACCAGCCAGGAGCTGCTGGTTGATCGTGACGCTACCCACGAAATCCTTGTAGATTACGACGCCACCTACGAGGTGGTAGAAGTAGACACCACGCACATCGAGGTGCTGGAAGTAGCCCAGCAAGGCCCGGTAGGCCCAGCAGGCCCAACGGCCACAGACTACCCAGGGAAAACGCTTATATGGGCACAAGGCAGGCTCCAAGAAGTCCTGCTCTACGATGACAGAGCAAAGACCCAGCTTGCCGAGCGCCGCGTCCTGACCTACACAGGCAGCACGCTCACCAGCATCGCCTACATGGACGGTACCGACGCCCTCGTAAAGACTCGCACCATGGGCTACAGCTCAGGCGTTCTCACAAGCGTGACGGAGTCATAAATGACCATCTACCAAGTTACCCGAATTTCAGATGGCGTCGATGTGTATCGCTACGCTGCTGATGCCCCGATTGAATGGGACAGCATGGGTTTCGCCACTCACACGCACACCCCGATCATCATAGAAACACCCGCAGTGCCACAAGGGCCGCGCAAGCTGTCAAAACTCGCCTTCATCGGGCGCATCGGCAACGAATTTGCAGGCATCCTAACGGCAGCAAAAGCAAACGTGCAAGTAGA